AAGCTGAGTTATCAAACCTGTATCGAAGTTGTTTTTGGTGTAATCGTTGATGTTGATGTCACCTATTGCCTTAATCTTGACACGATCGCCTAAATTCTTTATTTTTCCTTCATACTTTCTGTAACAACCTTTGATACCGTTGAACTTTGGCTCTCTTTCTGTTAAAAAAGTTGCATCCCATATTGTGGGGCTAAAATTAGCTAAACTCATTTAATACCTCTCTCTTCTACCACTTTGAAGTGGATTTGTGTATATTAGTTAAATTCCTTCTGACATCTTCCTGAGACATTTTGTCAACTTCCTCTTTCGTGAAGAATGTTTGTGAGTTTTCTCCACCGCCAGACAAATTCCCGGGACTGCTTGCTTTGTTATCTGCTATCTTCCTCAAGGTGTCTTGCTGTTCCGTCTGCTTTGTTTTTGCGTAAAATTCCTTCTTGTTAGCAAGGAACACCGCCTCTGCAAAGGTCTTGCCGTTACTTACAAGGCTCATAACCTTGTCAACATTCGGAAGTTTTGCTATCTCAGCATCTGAAAAATCTTTAATATTGATGTCGATTCCGCAATCCTTTAATTCATTGTTTAAGTCCGATAAAGCAGAAGCAATGTTCTTTTCTTGCCTTATTGAACTTAGTTCCTGAAAATCGGGGTCGCTTTTCTTCCATTCCTCAAATAGTGGCTTGACGCTGTTAGGGTCAAAACCATTTTCTTCTTGGAATTGAGCGTTGTCTGCTTCTTCTTGCTGTTGTGCCATTGCTGCATCGTAAGCGGCTTTAGTGTGGATTCCATGTTCAGAACCGAATAGCTTTGAATAAACTGCATCCTCTGCCTTAGTTGTGGATTCCTTTAAACGGTCACTAAAAGCCTGCGTGGCTGTTCTTTCTTGCTGTACAGGTTCTTGTATTACTTCTTGTGAACCTTCGCCTGTAGTCTGTTCTACCGATGTTGCGACTTCGGTTTCATTAGCAGCAACTTGTTCTATTTCATCTGGCATAAAATTCTCCTATTCTTAGTGGACGACGATTAAACCACCCTTTTGCAGTCGATATTTGGACATCAAAAAAGACACTCGTTAAAAGTGTCTTGGTATTTGTTAAATTAACTTCTTGCTATTCCTGTTTATGTAATTCAGTTTGAAGCCTGTACCCTTCCAATTCCCACATCTTGTTTTTAATTCTTTCTATAACTATTTTTTTGCCTATCTCAATGTCAAAATTGGCAGGATCTACGCATGAAGAACTTTCAATAATTACAAACCCATTAGGTAGTTTTACGGCTAATACAAAAGATTTTCCGTATACACACCATGTTTCTTTTTCAGATTCATCAAACATTTTATTTATATGTTCCTGTGTAATTGTATTTTTGTTTGGCATTTGTTTAATCCCCTTTTATTTGTTAGTATATTTTTATAACTAGATAAATTGACCACGCTCCCTTCTATCCTGTGAAGCTATCTTGTGGGGTTTCTATTCTGTTTTGCTCAACCATTTTTTCAGGGCAATCATCATTTAAGCAACCGAAAACATGAACCATTGTTACTTGAGTACTTCCTACAGTGGTTTTTAATCCTCCACTGATAATTTTAAGTGGATTGGAACACGCTCTACACACCAACTTGACCACCTCCAACTCCTTGCATTACTTGTTGCATAATTTGTGGGTTAGCATTTAATTCCGCTAATTCCTCGGAACTTAAACTTGCTTTAGCCTGTTCAATCTCTTGTTGCTGTTTTAATATTGCCGCCTGTTCTCTGTCTGCTTTTTCTTTTATTAATCTTTTTAACTTTTGTTTTTGAATTGCGTTATCAGGTAACATTTCAATGAAGATGTTCAAGTCAATTGATTTAGCATCGTAGAATAAACGCTCGTAAATGCTAGTTGATAGACCTTCACTGAACTGTGAACTTGGACCAACGTCAATTTTCAAGTCAAAGTTTGTCTTTTCATAGTCCGAACCTTTGAACTTCATTGGCATGTTTTGATTGTTATCATCTTTTATAACAACAGAGCGCTCAATATTATAGCGGACTTTGAAGAACTCTTCCCATATCCGACCAATACGCTTTTGTGAGCGGTAAAATCTCTTTTGTATAGCCTCAATTGGTACTTTTGCTTGGTTTTGTAAGGCTATAATTGCAGCTGCGGATATACTAGCACCTAATTTTTCACCAGTGGCAACATCTGTAACACCAGTTGCAGTTCTTGTTAGGTCTAATATCTTGTCTGTTAATATTCCAGGCATATAACTGAAATTAGGCGGTTGCATAAATTTAATATTGTCCGAACCGTTGATTAAATTATCAGTTATAATCTCTCCTGGAGTATTTGTTATTTGCTGATTTAAGGCACCTAATTTAGCGTAAATCTTTGGCCATGCCGTTTCCTGAATAGATAATAAATTCATACCGATATTAAAGTTAATAGCCTTTTGATTAGGTATTAAGCCTTCTATTTCGCCGATACCGTAGATACATTTTTTACGCTTGTACCATACCATTATTTCAATTGGGTATAGTCTAAAACCGCGCTCACTGCCTTGTGCTAGGTCTGTTTCTTCCTGCACAATTACGCTATTAGTTGATTTAGTCCAATAAACTCTACCGTTCTTTTTAAAGTATCTTGTTAACAAGGTCACTCTTGAATTACCTTTAGCTTCAACCTTATCAGCTTCATAAATCTTGCCTTGTTTGTCTTCCTCATTAGAAGAGATTTTCTCAATATTTTCTTGGCTAACCTTATTAATCTTGGCAAGTTCTATAATCTCAGCTATTGGCAAGTCATTAGATATAATTATTGAAGGTTGCTTTTGTAAATCTTGACACTTAGGATTTTTAAAGAATATATTTGAAGGGTCTAGTGTTTCCCCATCAATTTCACCTATATAAATAGTTCCTGTACCGCCTACAATGTCACTGTTCCACTGATAATGCCATACCGCAGTACCTAAACTAGAGGCATCCTCAATAGCATCTTCGTTTAACTGTGACTGCTCTACTTTTTCCCACAAAGTACGGCTATAAGCGGTAAACTGTGTTGCTCCATCAGATGCGGATTGAATTAGTTCGGCTTGTTTAGGGTCTGTGCTATCGTCTACAAGTTCATCTGCCGTAAATTGCATTGTTATGTTTTCATTTAAAACATTTGAACTCTTTTGAGTAGTAATCATTCGGCATATGTTGAATACAGGTCTCGGAAGATTTTTGGTAGCGTCTGTCGGTGCTGGCCATTGGTCTCCGTTGATAAAACGTTGATATTCAGCCCATTTTCTACCGAACGACATGCTGTTTTGGTATTCAATTCCGTCTTGATATTCTCTCCATATGTCCATTGCGGTTAATTTTGCCATGTTTCACCTTCTTTTAAGTGATTTTGTATTCTTTCGTTCGCTAAATTAAAATAGCCTGTATCTAACTCAAATCCGATATAATTTCGGTTCGTGTTGATACAAGCGATTGCTGTTGTTCCACTGCCTATGCAATTATCAAGGACGGTTTCACCTTCGTTTGTGTAGGTTTTTATGAGATATTCAAAAAGTGGAACTGGTTTTTGGGTAGGGTGAATATTTTCATTTCTGTATACAGTCCCAATCTCAATAATTGACGTAGGATAGTATATATCATTGATTTTGGTAACTTCTTTATAATCGTTGTATACGGCAACCTTCTTGTTATTGTACCCGCCTTTTTTTCGCAACAAACCTTTTGTCATTTGTGGGTTGTATGTGAATTTGCCTATTTTAGATTTTGAGAATACTAATATACCCTCATGCTTTCTTAAAGGCATTTTCTTTGAATTCAAAAACCCTGTTGTATTTCCCTTGTTCCACGTAAAATCATACTTGAACATTCCTAAATTACTCATAACCAAAGCACTTGTGAAAGGTTGGCTTGCTGTCAACACTATTACCCCATTATCTTTAATAACTCTCTCGTATTGTTCCCAAAGCGGTTTAAAAGGTATGATAGTATCCCATTTACAAGCAGTTGTCCCATATGGTAAATCGCAAAGTATCATATCAATGGATTTATCAGCAATTTCCTTCATTCCCTCTAAACAATCCATATTATAGATTTTATTAATATCTATTGTTTCACCTTCTTTCAAACTATTTTTAAACATAAAAAAAGCACCGTATCTCCAATTAGGAAACATGGCACTCATAGGCGCTCTAGGGTTTATTTATTTCTTACTTATTAATGTTCCTTCAAATACACATCTAGTAAATGGTATAAAACCACCACTATTTATTTCTTCCCAGCTTTTTATTATAAGGTTTGAATAACATAAACTTAATTCATCAATGATTTTTTGTTTGCATATCTCTGCTGTTACATAAGCTATTTTTCTATTCATATTTTTAACCACTGGAATTATTTCAGGTAATCTGTCAAAGTTTTTTATATTTATTGCTCCACATCTAGAACATTTACATTCAATTCTAGTATTCTGCCCTAACTTACTTTTATATAAAAGCTTTTTACAGTTCAAGCATCTTACTTCATTAATAAAAATCACTCCTTTATTCTTCAGCGCCGTTTACATATTCGCTGAAAGCATCTATATACTTTTTAGTCTTAGTCTCTAAGTCTGCTGGCTCACTAGCCACTGGTACAATGGGGGTAAATTGAATCTCTTGTGGCTCTGGCATCAGCATATCTTTCATTATCATTAGCATAAAGTCAGCAGAAGCTAAATAAGCTTCTCTTGTGGCTTCATTGTTACTGTTTGCCCTACCAATTACCATCCGTACGTTGTCTATTGCCGCTATTATATTTTCTGCTAATACTCTCATAATTCTCCTTTACCAATTAATATAAGTTGCTTCTGTTGAATTTTGCAGCTTACCTTCGAAATTATCTATATAGTTTGTGGTTTGTTGTTGTAGCATTTTACTAGGGTAAAAACGTTCCACCGCAAACCCTCTTAAAGCATCATTTATATGCGTTAGATAATGTGGCTCATTTGATACGTCATTAGGGTTTTTAATGTCTCTTTGTACTTGTGGCAAATAGTCTATTAAAAATTTGCAATTAGAAAATATTTTTATTTTAGAGGTTGTTTCTTCTTCTCCAGTATATATATCTCTGCTTTTAAAAGGTTTTAATAGTTCTTTAACTGCAAGCCACCCAATCTCACGGCTATTGTTTGATTTTGCCATCATCCAACCGTTTAATTGAAATAGTTCAGCAGCGGATTGCCCTGTTTCTTGCCTACGGTTCCATAAGTCAGGGGGTCCATAGCGCATAAAAATAGAGTCATTGTTATTGACTCTCGAACATTCTTTAGCAGCTTCACTTATTATTAAATTAGATATATGCAATTCTTTGTAAACATAAACATCAT